GGGTGACAAGTTTGAACGACTAAAGAACTTATTCATCTTCGGTGATGGTAAGCCACAGCATGAACCAATCGAAGATTCATTCAAAGATCTAGCCAACTATGCAATCATCGCAATGATGGTGCAGCGTGGGAAGTGGCCAAAGAATAAGTTATGAAAAAGTTATGGCTTTTGTTTCCTGTTCTCATCATCCTACTCATCTATTTCGTAACTCGATTTACTATCGATGCAATCATCGAACTAGATGAAGAAGGGGTTGAAGGACTCGGTGACTGAACGAGCCAAAGAACATCTTAATGACCTCATCAACATATCTTCTACAACCATCTACCGAAAGTTTATTGGTTATGTTGAATACAAAGATCTAGTTCAAGAACTAAATCTATATGTATTGCAGCGACCCAAGCTTGAAGAAGATCTTGATGAGTCATACCAAGTATCCAAAGATGAAACTAAATGGGTGGCTAGAAAGATCATGGCCCGGTTCCGCCGACACATTGAAAAGTATTCTCGTAAAGAGAAAGCAGTTCGTGTTGGTTACTCAACCGGCGATGAGTTTTTCTACGACACAGTAACCATTGCATCTATCTTGCCGATTGCGTTGCAGTTTGAAACACAAGGAGCAACGCTGATTGACAAGGTAGATGATGGACAACCACGCAAATCACCAGCACCTAATGAGGGTGGCAATCTTCTTGCCATGGCTATTGATGTTAAGTCTGCTGTAGAACTTCTTGATAAAGATGAACAATACATAATCGAACTTAGATATGGAACTTCCCCAATGACCTTATCTGATATAGCAAAAGAGTTGGGTCTATCTGACTCAACAGTTGATAGACGAATACAAAGAGTACTTCGAAAGATAATCGATACTCTTGGAGGCCCAACGCCATGGGCGTAAGAATCACCCTCGAAAGATATGAGGTAGTGATGGCGGTGAATACAGCAGTCGAAAGATATGTATCGACAATGAAGAATCAACAGATGCGTGGCTTACAAGATATGGATCCTTGGCAACGGATCCTTCTAGATGTTGATGGTTGCGGTGCAGAGATAGCGACAGCTAAGTATCTTGGTGTTTATTGGAGTGGTGCCTTTGGTCAAGGCGGTGTAGATATAGATCCCAATATAGATGTGAAATACACCAAGCATGAGCAGGGCCGGTTACTTGTTAGGCCCGATGCAAAAGATGACATCAAGTTTGTTTTGGTTCGTGGTGGTATGCCGAACTATGAACTTATAGGTTGGATCATGGGGTCAGAAGCTAAGAATCCTGAGTGGCTAGACAAACCCGATTGGCGAAGACCTGAGATCTACTGTGTACCTGAAGATAAGTTGCGTAAATTCAGAGGTTACTATGGCTAGTTATGATTATGAATGCCCGGGTGATGGTGAGATCATTACGATCAACCGATCTATGTCTGAACCCGAAGGTGATTATGCTTGTCCTACTTGTGGTGCAAAGTTAAGAAGAGTTTATTCTGCCAATCCTACAATCTTCAAAGCTCAAGGGTTCTACTCAACAGATAACTTTAGAAAGTGAAAAGCCCCTGGCCTACAGTCCAAGGGCTTTTCGTTTAGTTGGTGTCTAGTCCAACTAAGCTCATCATATATGCCGCTGTCGGCATTGACAAATCACCTGCCGTATTCGGCTTTCAGAAACTTGCCACAATAAGGCCATGGCTTGGCTCCACGATCTGCGTAGATATGAAGAGCCACATGGAACTGTTCTTTCAAGGTAGCTTTCTTTGGCGGAGTGCCGCTGTGGCCACCATGAGCAACCCAAGTCCTTGGGTATTCGATTTGGAAAGCACCTTGAAACTGTTTGCGAGTGCCGCTGACGGCATCAAGACGACCGGAACTTTCACACTTGGCAAGTTTTTGCCAAGCCAATGGAAGATCATCAAGTGTCATTTCACGAACAACAGGAACTTCCACTCTTTCGGTGATGATAACTTCCTTAACAGGAAATCCCTTCGGGGCTAGCATTACGCCAGCCCCGAAAGAGATTACCGCAATCAGTAATCGAGCAATCATTGAACCTCATTTCTGAACAGAATAGCCCCGACCCAAACCGCAATCGGAAAAGCCACTAGCAAAGGAGAGTCCTCTGCTAGTCCTAGCGGAACTGTAAAAAAGGTTAGGAAGAACAGGGCATAACCCACTATTCCACCTCAATCTCTTCAATAGTCCAGCCGTCAGTCGGATTCACAAAACCTTCGTAAAGGCTCAATGGATCTAACCAATAGAACACTTCGTCATCATTAGACAAAGCTTCGGTGTCACCTTCGAATCCCAAAGGCAGGATACCGAGTCTTCGAACCTCAGTTACTTCCTGCCCAGCGAATCGAATCTTACAGTTGAAGAATCTAGGAGAACTTTTCACAGCCTTCTCCAGCGAATCTTCGTGCTTCTCAAGGTCATTGAGAGTTCTTCTTACGAAGGTAATCTTTTCAGCCAGTTCATCTTCCAAAGAGAAGTGAATCGGCTCTCTTGAATAACCCACTTGGTCATAGTCAATCAAAGACCAATCGGGGGCATAAGTTCTACCATCAAGGCGATTACCTTCCTGTTCTGTATCCCACTCCCACTCTCTGGTCTTCGTGTCATAGGTCAGGATAAAAGAATGCTTCGACATCAGATTCTCCCCTCTACTAATAGACCCTGTAAGAAGTCTTCTAACTTCCAAAGAACCTCTTTATCTTCATCAGCGAACTTCGTATCCTTAATGTGATGATGAATCGAATAGTTCAGAGTCATAATCATTTTTTCAATGTCTTCAACGCTGTATCCCAACATCAGACAGCCACCTCACAATCGTATTCGGCTTCAGATTTATCAGGGCAATCGAACACGAAGCACTCAAGGGCTTCATGTCTATCGCAATCACGCCAGCAGTTCTCGTGATTCTCTCCATGCTTGTAACTCATGACACCACCACCTCTTCTAGTTCGAACATGGTCGTATCTGTTGAGTAACACTTCTCATAGAAGTTAGGCAGTTCTTCATCAGAAATCTCGCCTTCCTCAACTTGTCGGTATAACTCTTGTGCTTCTTCGAGTGATGCGGCATCAAAGCCAATCTTCGAGTGCCACTCTTTATGAACTCCGAATACGAATCTAGGCATTACTTCACTCTCGCCTTCTGAAGTTCGTCAATCTTTATTGAAGCGGTCTTCATAATCTGTTCGAAGATTATTCGGTCAATCGGATAAGACCTAATAACTTCCTTAATCAGATCCATAGGGAAGCCCTGTAAAAGAAGCTCTTTTACAATCGCCTGTTCTACTTCGTAGCCACAGTCAGTTCTTCCGCTTCGCTTCTTATCTTCATTTACTTTATTAAGGCAAAGTTCGAAGAGGTCTTCTAAATCTTCTGCCCAATCAGGGGAGATGATTCTTTCTTCGTTAGCGTTATACCAATCTTCAACGCTTCCATACTCACCAATGAATCCAATCCAGTAAAAGGTTTCACCTTCATGTTCAATGGTCATGCGGTACTTCTCTTCAATGGAAAAGTTATCTGCTTCGATAACTTCCATAGTTCCTTCTTTCAGTTTCATTTATCTTTCTTTCTGTAGGTTTGCTGGTATTCAAGATGAACACCCCACAGGGCAGGGAGAGAACCCCCTGCCCCATAGGTCGCTAATCTTTCAGTTTCGTCAGGTCGAGAACACGAGTCGCTGTTTTCGATTCGTCATAGTTATCTCGGTCTGTTATCCACCACTCCAAGCCATCAAGCCTTCTCGCTAGGTCATGGTTTGGCATGGGGTCGCTTGAGTAGATGACTACCCAAGTCTTATGAACTGTCATTGAGTCACCCCCTCTCGACACTTTTCGCATGAGCAGTTAGCCCGACAGGTCGGGCAATCAGTTTCGCAATCGCCTAAGTGGATAGTGGTCACGCTGTTACCACCCTTCGCAATCGTGTCCGTAAGCCCACTCTTCGGCTTCGGTTTCATTGAGTAAATCAAAGACCCTAGAACACTCAGGGCATTTCGCCTTCGTCTTAATCTTCATTTATCTTCCCTTCACCATGAACTCTGATAACAAAAGGAGAGTTCTTCTACTTCGGGAAGCGAAAGTATTCTTTCTAACTTCTCAATAGTTTGAGATAAATCTCCCCAATAGTATTCGTCAATTTCTGTTGAACCGAAGAAGAATCCTTCGGCAGGGGGTAGAAGCGAAGGGTCTTTCTTTTCTAGTGCTTCCTTACAGGTTGAAAGAAGTTCCTTCAAGTGTTCAATGCTTACGCCATACTCACGGCAATCGTCATCTCCGCCTTGAACATTATCAACGAACCAGTTATGGATCTGATTCGCTTTTCTCCAGTAGGCACAGGTAACTTGAACAGTTACGCCATAGATGTCGGTTGCTACGCTACCTAAATCTGAAGCTTCAATAACCTTCTTCCAATCGGGTTGAATCACTTCAGGAGATTCGTAGTTCAACTCTCTGTTATCTCCAAGTGCCTTCCAGTTTATTTTCTGATAGTGCTTATTTGCTAATAAATACATGTCTAGACCCATGTTTATTCACCTTCAATCTTTCTTAAAATAGTTTCGACTTTTTCTGAAGTTTCGTAGTCGCCATCAAAATCGTAGTTATTTATGGCGATACGAAGAGAGTTGATAAGAAGTCTCGCTGATTCCTTATCAACTAATAAATAGAAGCCTTCAAGGGCTTCGGTGTCGCTGTTCTCGCTGTTATCGCTGTCATCAGTTTGGCACTTACAGCCACAGCATGAGCAATCGCAATCGTGATGACTTGATTCGCCACACTCAGGGCAGAACCAGTTTGAGTATTTACACTCTTCACACATTAGGGGCATTACTTCCCCCTTTCTTCGGGAAAGTAGCACTCTGTCATTGACCCCCAGCAGTAGCCATCACCCACCCACCAGAGATTACCCATTACATGAAGAAGCCCTAGAAGTAGAGAACCCCAAAAGAGAACCCGAACTACGAACCGAATCTGAAAGTATCTTTTGGATCTCATAGCCCGAACTCACTCTCGACTTCTAGAAGTTCGGTGATGAAGTCGGAGATGTCAGAAGGTCGGTCGCTGTAAGCCGTCAAAGCTTCGCCCAATCTTCCAAGTTCCATGTATCCGAAGCCCTTCGAAGGGTCGGCATAGTCGGCAAGGCTTCCGATTCCCTGCTCTTCTGAGTATCCGATTAGGTCTAAGAAGACCCGAAAAGGTCTGAAGCCTTCGCAGTTCGAAGACCATGAATAAAGCGACCGAACAGGCTCACAATAATCAGGGCATGACTCAGACCAAGCCAAAGCCCCTTCATCTTTTGCGTTCATCTTTTCTCTTTTCTGTAGG